GCCAGTGCTGTTTAATTCAGTTACGACCGCACTGGTTAGACTTGTGTCGTCTACAACATTGATAATTTGGAAAGCATTGAGAATCTTGGTGGAGTTAACTTCAAATAGATGTTGACTTATTAGTGACGGGCCACCTTCGCCAAGACTATTAGTAACTCCGTTCGTGATAACAGTTTTAGCCAGAGCCACTTCAAGTTGACTTCCGCTGGCTCCAAACTCAGTGGTGACATAATTGCTAATTGTATTACCGGCAATCTTGAGAAGACCGTTAGGGAATGTTAATACGCCATCTGAGCCGAGGCTGACTGTGTTAGCACCGTTGACCAAACTACTTACACCACCGCCTGTAACTGGACTGCCGTTGACTGTTAAATTACCATTAGCATTTAGGCCTATTGGAACACCACCAATATAAATTGTGTTGTTGCTGACATAGAGGCTGCGCCAAGGCAGTGTGCTTGAGCCTAGATCCCCACCAAGAGCAGTCTGTGGCAGAATGTCTCCACCCACTGACAGGTTACTGGTAACAGTTGTGGCTTGATCAATAACTATGGCTGTGCTGTCTGTGGTACTCAGTGTGCTGCCCGCGAATTCAAATGCCCCTAGACTAAGGGTGACATCGTTGACTAATCCAAGTTCAGTGTATAATTCTGTGAAGTTGGCATTGACTTTTTGGAAGGCAGCTCGTAGGCTATCGCCTTTCTTGTCGTTGGCTGCGGTGCCTACATTAATATTCTGTTTTGCCATTTCGCTTCCTTTGATTATAGATATTGGTCATATTATGTCAGTCCTGACCCGTTAATAAACCAAGTAGTGGCTGCTACCTTAATCGCAGTAGCAGTACCGTATGCAGCCAGTGTTCTTGAGCCCGAAGTTCCTGCACCTACCAAATACATAGTATCGTTGTTGGCAATGGTCATTGTGGTAGCACTTGGGCCAGCCACAAATGTAATAGCAGTTCCTACGGGATATGGTACTACGCTATTGGCCGGGATAGTTATTGTCTGGGTGTTAGTTGTTACATAAATGTGTTTGCCCGCATCACTGATATTCAATGTGGCAGTGGTAGCTGTAGCACTCTGTGGTATACCCATGTAACCAACACTGGCAGCTGTGCTGGCAGTGGTAGCAGCGACAGCAAGTCCAGTGAACGAAGTTGCTTGAACACCAATGTTAGCTGTCCATAAGCCTGTGGAATTCACATATGTAAATGTCTTGTCTGTAGTGCCTTTGAGTGTGATACCACCGCCGTCGGCAGTGACATCTGTGGGAGACGCAATTGAACCTAGTTCTATGTTTTTATCATCCACTGTGAGTGTCACAGAGTTTATGGTTGTAGTGGTGCCGTTGACAATTAAATCACCACCAATTGTAACCTGACGATTTATAGTTATATCATTGTCAAAGGTAACATCTGTGTTAAAAGTTGTTGCTGCGGTAACAGTGATACCGCTGGAATCAGTGGTAGAGATCGTGCCGGCTGTTAATCGAATAGCACCTGCTGTGACTGTGGTGCCAGTTACTGTGTTATCAATACCGTTAATAATGGCAGTTGAATCATCTCCAAATAATGAACCTTTAACGTCACCAGTTACGTTTCCAGTTACGTTTCCAATGAACCCGCCAGCAGCAGTTACTATTCTATCAATGGCATTAACAATAACTGAACTGTCATCTCCAAACACTGATCCTTTAAGATCAAACGCTGGATTAACTGCAATGGTCAGTGTATCCGTTCCAACGTTCTTGGTTAAGGTAATTCCCTCGCCACCATTGATATTAAGTATATCACTGACTGCGTCGGCCTGTAATCTGTTTGCAGTATCACCGTCGACTTGAATTTGTGTAAATGCATTAACTGCTGGTGCTGAGTTGGTGATAGTTACGTCACCTGTGGCAGCATCAGCACTTACCGTGATACCTACACCAGATGAAATACTAATCACACCTGCGTTGGTAATTCTTAGATTGTCACCAGTTGCACCGTTTATGTTAATACCTAGACCTGTGGTTCTACCTGCGGGCAATGCAGTGGTACTTTGTAGGCTGCGAACACCGTCATTAGTTACTGTGGCCACACCACTCACAGTGGCAGCAGTGATGCCTGAGCCAGCTGTAACACTTAGTACACCGGTGTTTGAGAATGTGATCGAGTCAGCGCCAGAACTCACTGCTAGTCCTATACCTGAACTCGACAGAAAATTCACTGTGTCACCGAATGTGGTAGCCACCACCGATAGATCGTTGTTGATCTGTATTTCTTTGAAGAATGTTTTGTTGGGATCAATGATCAAGTCAGCACCAATACCAGTGAGCGGATCCCCGCCCACAGTGGATGCTGTTGGTAGATTTATGGTATAGCCCACGCCTTTGACCTGTGCGCTTCCTGCCCACAAACCATTTAGCGGATCAGTGGTAGTATGTTCTGCTGTAAACACTGATCTCCACTGATGAGTTATATCACCTAGATCATACAAATTGCTTGCTGTGGGCTTTAAACTAGTATCTAAGGTTTCGAAGTTTATTGGAATAATTCCAGCGACTCCTAACGAAGCAGCAATGGAATCAAAGTTTTCATTTATTTTTGTAAATGCTTCGTAGACATCACTCCATAACAAGGGTGGCGCACCGACAGTGATATTTGTATTTGGCAATGACATGTTTAAGTTCTCCCTACCGCTATTTCAATTAGACCTATATGATCGGAATCGTATTCTACAAATGCTTTACCTACCACAGTTCCCACTTTGACATCACCAGCAGCAGCCACTGCCACACCCGGTATGCCTGAGGTGACCAATATATCCCCCTTGCGTATTTTACCAACCACCTTACATGGCACACGCCCCTGTAGTGCAACTAGATTTTTCAATCCCGGACATGCTTCATACATGGTAAATGCTGCGGTGTTAGAAACAACACCAGCTACTCGTGTGTCGGCTTTGATTGCGGAAGTAGTTACTTCTTTGTCGCCTCCGAACACCAGCACAGTGCCAACTTCATATTCTCGATCACCTTCATAGTTTTCTGCAAGGTCAGCGGAGTAGGTAGCCTGCATTCTTGATTCATTTGGGCTTGTACCGCTTAAGGTCCATCGACCAGTTATAGTACCAGCTGTGGTATTACCACCCGTGGTTAGAGTCTGTGCCTGGATACCAGTGCAGGTAATCGTGCTGCTGGCATTGATTGTTGTTACTCCAGTAATTGCGCCTACTATTGACAAAGCCCCAGTACTGGTGATAGCACCTACCGCAGTGATAGGAGCATTTGAAACACCATTCTGGGTTTTAAATTCATGGCTGTCATTCCAATACGATGTTCTATCATCTGCAGCCAAAGATCCTTCACTGATCAATATACCACCGGCGTTGTTATATCCGTAATAGCGTAGATAACCGCCAGTGGCAGTCACTGCTGAATCAATGGCCAATTGTGTGTCTATCTTGATGTTAGACACATCCACTGTTCTACCACCAAAGTCACCGTTTGAGTCTCGTACTATGATCTCGCTGGCTCCAGGCACGCTGCTGGTTCCTGCTGATCCAGCCACCATGGCATAATTTGCATCAGAAGCTGTTGATCCCCCAGTTCTGCGTAAAAATCCCACGGATGAATACTGTGATTTTTTAATTGCCAGTCCTTCATCTACCACAGTGGTAAATGCGACTTCTGCAGCATTGGCAGTGCTTATTCCACTGTTGCCTATCAAGGTATCAGGTGATAGCTGAACCAAATCACCCAGTGCCACGCTATTGGATTTCAATGTGACAAAGCCGTCAGTGACCACAAAGTCTGAATTATTGAAACTGCTGAGTCCACTAACTGCTTGTATAGCAGCTGCTGAACCAGTCGGAGCGGCCGACAATGCTGTGGCTATGTTCAGCGTGAGTTTGGTTTGTACGATAGCAGCAGAAGCTGACACTTCGGTATTGGTCACCACACCGGAATTCAGCTGTACATCCACATTGTTTAGAGTGGAGTCTACACCTGTGCGTAAATCAAAGGTCAAATCGCCAGTGACACTGGCATTGATCAAGGTATTGCCTACTCCAGTGAATATCATGAACTGGCCACCTAGGGCCTCCGAGCCAGCATAGTTTTGCAAATTAGCCAGTGTAAGACTACGTAGATTTACCGCATCCTGCGGAGTTGTAGGGTCAGCGACATTTGTAATCTTGAAGAAATTCAAGTTCATGTCGGATTTCATACCTAACTGTCCATCTAGGCTTAGGAAACCGCCCGTGGTAAGTGGAATCAGTTCTGATGGAGAGACAATTACGCCATCATGAGAAATACCCAGTCTACGTTCTATGTACTTGCGTGTGGCATTTTCTGTGGGTACCGTGTCTGTGGCATTGTCGGAAAAACCACTGTCAGTGGAAAATTCACTGACTGGAACACCACGCTTGAATCCTATACCGTCAAGATTGCTCAGTGCAATGCTGCTGGAGAACGTGACTTGGCCTGTGCCTTGGTCAACACGGAAAAATGGGCCCACCGAAAAATTACCAAATTGATCAGTGGTCACATAAAAACAGCGACCAACATCACGTTCTTCGGTTTCTTTGGTGTCATCTACAGTATTAACACTGGCTCCATATATCTCTTTGGGATAGTTGGTGTCTGCGTAAGATCCCGTGCCGATCTCTAGCAAATCGTGTCCAGTGACTCGAGTCAGCGAAATCCTAATAGTCAAGGTACCAAGACTGCCGCTGGTACGTATGCCCACAGCAGCTTTTATGGTATAGCTGGTAGATAAATTGTTTATGGCATTGACCAAGGCACGATTTAGTATGAGTCTACCGAATGTGGTACCTGTAACAGCAGGGCCCTGATAGCTGCTGATAACATATTCTTCGCCCAAGAACATAAATCTTGCTGCACTTAGTCTAGATGTCTCTGTGGTAGCAAGCGGTGTCACTGCAAAAGCAGTGTCACCAATACGACCTGTTATCTTGCCTACTTTTTGTACACCACTCTGTGAGCCAGTGGTTTCTACACTTGAACCGCCGGGCAGAGCTGATAATTCAAATGCGTTTGCTGTCAGACCCGTGGCGCTGACAAAAAATCTATCTAGTTGATTCAAGCCTGTGGGTAGAGCACCAGTGGTGGTAAATTTTATCACATCTCCCGCGGAAAATCCATGGCTGGTCAGCGAAACCACAGCAGGGTTAGCAATTGATATAGTGCAGGTTGTGCCAGTTGGCGTTGAAGCTATGAATTCTCCCGGTTGGAATACCGTGATGTCTATGTAGTCATAGTTCTCTCTAGTCTGGGTGAGAGTCAACCCCACTATGGCATAACTGTGAACTCCACTGCCGGCAGTGATTATACTCTCAGCAGCTCCGTTTTTCTGAGTGCTGATGCTGAACTGTGTTTCTGTGAGGTTGGTAGGTAACACAAAATAAGTTTCTCCCACCAACAGTGGTGACGGCAGTGTGCCTGTGGTTGTGAAACTGATGGTATAATTTTCCAACAATTTATGACTCTTGGCGGCTTTGATGGTAAGTCCACTGCCGTTGGTCAACGCAAACGTGCTGCCACCTGGACTGGTACTCACAGTAAAGGTCTTGTATGTGGGCTGAGTGATAATGTAATAGGTAGTGCCACTGACAAAATTGTTGGCAGTGCTGGTTGGAATTATCCTGTCTCCGATCCTCAGTTTGTGATTGCCACTGGTTGTACACACATTACTAGCAATGGTAGTGATGGTAACTGACACACGGAATATAGTAGGGGTAGCTGTGTTGCTTAAAATTTCATAAGGTCCGTTGCTGTCAGTGGCGGAGTTAAACTGCAGGACACGATAAACGGTACCCAGTGTTTCACGAAGTTTCAATCCAGTCGATGGTCTAACTGCCACATTTTCAAGACTGCCTGTGAGCAGAGTAGTATTACTCTGACGCAGGGTCATTTTAGTGCCATTCGCTACAACTGCAAACAAACCTTGTGTGCTGCTTCCAGTACCAGTGGTGAGATTTAATCTTGCTACGCCTGTGGGCAGATCAGTCACCGTGACACTAGTCACTGGATATCTATATATATCTGAGGTGTGCAGAATTTCTAATTCAGATCCACTCAGTGGTGTGTAGTCGTAATTATACACAAATATAGCCAATCCACCTGCCACGTTGGCAAATGATCCGCTAGGGAAATAACAATCTACTCTTTGGTTGAGGTCTTCGTAGATTGTGGTAGGAGTAGGAACTTCTAGTGGATCTGCACCCTCTGCTACCAGTGCGTAATTGCCTTGAGCACAAGACCCAGCCACTGAACGTATCTGTCCTCCGGACAATGAGTAATAGGCTATATGGCAGTAGTAAGTGAAGATCGACACTAATTCATTAAGGCCGCCATTGGCCACTACTACTCCGTAGCCTAGATCGTTGATCTGTGTGAAGTCATTGGCCAACATGCTTCTGTTGCCTGGAGCCAACAGTTCGTAGCGATTGCCGTAAAAATCCACATAGTCCACAGCAGCAGTCTGAAGCACAGCTCTGTTGGTCTGAATGATGGTTCTAACAGCAATGTTATTGGCAGTATAACCAACAAAGCTGGGTTCTGTGATTGCTACCACTGCCTGTGCGGCTGTGAAGTTGGCAGCACCTATGATTGAACTCATGTTGGTCATCAGGGTGTTTATGGTAGCAGCTTCTGTGGCAGACGCTGGTGTACCCGTGATCCTTGATACCGCAGAATAACTCACAGCAGGTGCCAAATTTTGTACCACTCGTCCGAGTAGATAGTTCAAATAGGCATTCCATGATGCCGATTGAGTCTTTGTCAGTGCAGAATCAGTGATGACCGCGCCTGTGAGATTGTTATAGAATTTCAATGCTCTTGTGCGAGTAGCCACGTTTCCGCCATAGATCACATCATGGATCACAGCTTCCGCTGCCTGTTTGACCTGATATTCCACTTCGCTGGCGACATACACAGTGGCAGTGGTAAACGGGGCGATATTACTTGATATCTGAGTATTGATATATGCCACCAGTTCAGCCACTGCGTAGTCTCTGTTCGCCAACAGCAATGTATACGCATTAGTGACATTGGCAGACGCTGTAGATGGCAGTGTAAATGACAGAGCAGGTGCTGCTACAGGACCGCGTTCTATAATGTCTGCGATTACTGTATTGCTTAAATCCACCGTGTCTTGGATGGTAGGATAAACAGTGATCAGTTCATTCACAGACTCATGCACAAATGCAATAGCTTCAAGAGTGATAAGCCGTTGATCTGCCAACACCACTGCACTTTGACTTAGTCTGTAGGTCAAGCCATTTTGTCGTGTCCAATAGTTAGTGGCCAGTACGATATCACGGCCCAATCCATCTAATATCAATCCAGTGTCTCGACTGCAGGCAGCATCGTCGTAGGTGAATATACTGAATGGCCAAGGAGTTGTTTCATCTAAAACAAATGTAGCTGTGCTGCCATCTTTGTCATAGACAAAGTCTCGGACATAGTTTATTCTATATACAGAATCTGCTACAATAAATGATGCTGGCAGTTGTGGATATCTATCAAGATCACTGACTTCTAATCTTGTTGAAGTAGCCACGACGTCGATGTTGAATTCAAGATTACCTGCAAATCCGTCTGTGAACATGCCACCAGCAAATACCTGTCTGTCCTTGCTGCGGCTGAATGAAGCACACTCTTGGAAGTATGGAGACCTTGACAATATCTGGCCGGTTGGATCCAACACAGCCATGAATCCGCCATGGCCTATAGCTGATATAGCTTGCCAACGCACTGTATCGTTGGCAAGGAACACATCCATCTCTTCATTGTCTTTGGGATAATTCACCGATCCCGACCCATCAATCACATCCTTGAACGCTGTGATCAAATCTGTGATGACAACATCAGCGCCTACCTCGGACTGGAATGCCGGATCAATGATCTGGAGGAACAAATCCTGCTTTGGTGCGGCTACTGCTGTGTTATCGATTATGCTCTGTAACAAGGTTTCAAACAGTGTTACCACAGCTAGGTATTCACTCAGCTGCGTGGTAATCACACTATTTCCAATGTCGGTTTGATAGTATTTCAACGCCGCTGAAATTGTGCGATTATATTCTCCATATTCGAGGTCAAAGGTGAGATCGTCTACCAAGATACCTATACTGGTTTTGTAAAATGCTTTATCATAGGTGAAAGCAGGACTAAAGGGTGCTACACTGGTTGTTTTGCGGAAGTCGATAGTGGCTATGACTTCTTCCTGTAGGAACTGCCTATTCAATCTAATGAGATCAGCAGCAGCAGAGAAACCTCCTCCGTTCTGTACTTTAGGATATACAGGATTTGCACTGTTCTCTAAATAATGATAACCGAATTCTTGTGTGGCCACAGATAGCCCGTCTATTACCTTGTCTCTACGGAATCGATAGAATGCCCAAGGGCTGGCAGAGGTTCCCGGACGTGGCCGAAAGATAACTCTGCGGAACTCATCACCCACTATGCTGACATTGGCAGGAACTTTCAAAGGATAGTTTTCGAAATATTCTCCGCTTTCTACCAACACAGTGATCTGTATGTTTCTAGCAATGTCGCCATAGGTTATGCTTTCGCCTATTTGGAAAGTACCAGACAAGATATCCACATCAAAAATCTCATTGCCTCCACTCTCCAGCTGTCCAGAATGTGCAACAATCTGAGCTAGTGCGTTGCTGGTCTTGCCTCTTAGGTACAGACCTTCACGTATGTCTCGCCCTCGGATAGCTTCAGCAGTGCTGGTGGTCACATCCCCTGTAAAGTCTGTGCGTAATCCATTGGTAAAGACTAGGAATCGTGGCAGATCCACTACGAAGTTTGGCAGTGAAGTAAAGCCTGATCCTTTGTCTGTGATCGTAATACTGGTTATTACTCCAGCAGTTACCACAGCTGATCCAAATGCTCCTGTGCCTCCACCTCCGTTTATTCTCACAGATACTAGACTGTAACCACTTCCGCCACTGATGATTGATACAGAACCAACTTTATATGTGATATTGAAATTAGCACCAGTGCCAATAGCGCCGATACCCACAGGCGCAGCACTGCTGCTAATTGTGGTTGCCACTGCTGAAGAGCCTGGTAGTGTAATGTATGTGCCAGTTGAGATCACTCTAAAAGTAACAATAGCTCCGGGAGTGGTTAGAGTGGTTAATACTTCTATTAAACATGCTGCTCCTCCTGAAGATACAGTACCTCCGGAAAGCTGTAGTATGTCACCAGCAAAATAATTTGAGCCAACTGAGTTTAACACAGCAGTGTCGACGCTCATGCGCACTACACCAGAGAATCCTATACCCGATGTGGGAGATTCATCAATAGCAGACAACGTACATTCTGACACTCCGTCATTGTAAGTCAGCGTTTTTTCGTAAGGTCCGATGATAGCTCTAGATTCTAAAACCAATTGTTCTGCACGTTTTAGGGCAGCTTCTAGAGTTCTATAAGCATAGGCCAAAGCACGACCTTGCAGTGCCGGCGACACGCCAGGACGATCATCCACTCCACTGAGTGCCACATACAAATTCACACTAGATCCAAATGCTGAACTATCAACATACTGTTTTGTGGCCGCAATTAATCCGCCAAAATTTACATCATCGTCCGGTTCTGGACTTCTCGAAAGAATCAAAGGCCCGCTCATGCGGCCAAAGCTGTTATCTACAAGACCTGTGCCAGGGTCTATGGCATTTGTTCCCGCTCTGGCAATTTTAGAATCCGCATAATTTTTATTGACTAGTTCATGTTTGTAGATAGGCGCCAAGGGACTGATTGTGGTGCCAGCATCGATAATACGAAATTGATTACCACCAGAACGTAGTGATAAGTCGCCCCCTAGTTGTGGTGTCGTATCGGCTGCTATTTCGGCAAAATCAGCATTTATGGTGATTTGATTGGGATTGGTAGTGAAATCTATACTGACACCACTGCCTGGCACTAGCTTTTTAAATTGCAGTCCTGACTCGGTGTTATTCACAGTGACCACTGGAGTATTGCCAGTAGCTGCATCATTCTGTCCTACATAGGTAGATGGTGCGTCTTCAAGCCCGGTGAATTTTAATCGTTCTCCAAGTCCTAGTGAGCTGTAGAGTTCTCTAAAGTTATCATTAACTTTACGGAATGAATCTCTTATACTGTCTCCGGTGCCATCATTACCGACAACACCAATATCAATAGTCTTTCTTGCCATGTTTAGAATCCTAGATTGAGCAAATGCTCTAATATTTAGCCCAAAGTTTTATAAGCCGGATGTAAATACTAGATGTTTCTCACAATCA